CTACCTATTTCTATAAGTGCTTTAATGAGATGGGTCAGCTATTGATATTCGGGGAGAAATCAGTCGGGAAGAGTACGGTTCTTGATGTATTGAATAATGTTGCGTTCAATGCTTCTTCCAGGCTGGATGGCACAGTAGCAGCATTTACCAACGCTATCTACAGTTTAGCCGGAACTATCCTTTTTGACCAGATGGATAGGCTTTCCTATCCTGGTGATAAGAATGCTGATAACGCCAGGGTACGGAATGTCTTGGCTGGTGGGTATAGTGGTGGTAAATCGAGTACGTTAGAGAAGATGATTAAGGATACCCACGCAACGAGGGAGTGGGTTTCGACACAATTTTCATCGTTTGGTCCGAAAGGTTATGCTTCTACACGGCAGTTATGGGATGACATCAGGGACCGATTGATTGTGATAACGATGACACAGGCTACAGGGACGTTTCCTGGGGTTGAATATCACTTCCCTGAATGGGCAAGGTATAGGTCTCAGTTATACCGGCTGGCGTTGCTCCAGTGGCCTCGTGTGAGGCAATTGTACGAGGAAAGGATGGCAGAGGAGGTAGATGGTCACTACCAGGGAGAACTGGTCACAGCACGAAGCAGACAGCGTTGGAGGGCCATAGAAGTGATGCTGCGGGCTGTAGGTGTAGATGATGAAGAACAGGCGGAAATATTCCAGTCTTTCTTGGGCGGGTCTCAAGACAGTAACGATTACTGGGATGGATGGAAATTGGAGATAGCCGATACAATTAAATATTGGCTGAAGGAATCTCAGGGGAATACAATCGACATAACCATCAAGAATATAACGGATGCACTGGATGGACCTACCAAGAAACTTGATGGCTGGAAGAAGACTCGACACGCAATTGAGGTAATGATTGGTATAACTCTCAAATCCTGGGGCCTACAACGGAAGCGTGTGGGGCACGACAATAAGACGGTATACGTTGTTGA